CACTGCCCCAAGCAATAATGTTTTCATTTAAATCACACCAGTGACAGAAACGCCTTTCCCAACTACTTCTGCATATGATATTGTTGGGATCACCAATGTATTTTTGTGGATATGATGGTTTGTATTTGCTCTTAATGCTTTCTGCCATTATCCTTACTACATAATATATACGGTCAAAAAGTATTTATAGATGGCAGTTCCAAAGCCAGCAGCAAGAAGCGTATCTCAAATAAAAAGTTCTTTGCTTAAACCAGCATTAACATCTCATTACGAGTTATATCTCACAATGCCGAATGGTAATGCTGGCGACTTTAGTAAGATAATGTCAAAAAATGGTGTTAATTTTTCAACTGAACAATCTAACTTGCAACTTGCCTGTAGCGAAGCAACTCTACCTGGATCAAGTTTGGCAACCCTTGAGATTAATAATGACTACACTGGTGTTACTGAAAGGCACGCATACCGTAGAATTTATGATGACAGAATTGATTTAACTTTTTATGTTGATACAAAATATACTGTAATTAAATTCTTTGAAACTTGGATTAAGTATATTATGAATGAAAGTATTAGTGGAAGTCCATCGGGTGCGGTTGGACTTCAACTACCAAACTTTTTTTATAGTGTTAGATATCCAGAAGAATATCAAACAAATTTCTCTATTGTTAAATTTGAAAGAGATTATCAGTCTAGACTAACATATACTTTTTTAAAAGCATATCCTATTAGCATATCTTCTATGCCAATATCTTATGATTCTTCTTCTTTATTAAAGTGTACTGTTTCCTTTACTTATTCCAGATACTATATTGAAGATCTCAATGGTTCTGCTCCACCACCACCAGACGTACAGAATTCTCAGTCATCTCTAAATAATCCATTAGAGCAAGCAGGATTTAATGTTGCTGCATATCAAACTTTTACTAATCCTCAGTTTGGTGTAGATACAACTGGAGGATTATCAGTTCAAAATGCATTATCCTCTGGTAATTCTCTTCAGGTTTATGAGGGTGAAGAAATAGTCAATGCTATTAATTCCAATCAAAGACCAGTTGAGGCTGGACTTCCTTATGTTGGTAGGAATGTTGGACCAATATCTCCTTTTAGTGGGGTATAAAAAAAGAGGGTCATAAGACCCTCATTTATCTTTCCAATCCGTTGGTGGTGGAGGAATAACGCCCAGAGTTGCTAAACCAGCAAATATATAACCAGCACCAAAAACAGTGCATACAAAAATACAGTATGCTATGAATAATTTTTTTAAGATATTAATCATCGTTTTTAGAAGTGCCGATTGTTCCAAGAGCACCGGTGATTGCAATCAAGTTTGATAGAAGAAACCAGTTTCCCTCTGCAGACACGTTCATTCGATGCCGCATTTCTTCATGCTGGGAACCTGATGCAACTGCGTTTTCTAAGGCTGCCATATCGCGGATTCCCCAAGAACCAAAGTACATTGAAAGACCTACTCCATAGAGAAAGACAAGACTAAAGAAAAAACGACGCATTGCTTTGTTTGTTTACCTCTTTATTATAGGGCAAAATTCTTTCTTCGTCATGCTCTTGTGGACACTTCCTCATCTGTCCACCCCCCATAAATAATCACACCTGAAGTTCTATAGGATATTATGCCTTTACCTAAGATTTCTACACCAACTTATGAACTTGAATTGCCCTCAACTGGAGAAACAATTCAATATAGACCATTTCTTGTTAAAGAAGAAAAGCTACTTGTAATTGCTTTGGAGAGTGAAGATACCAAGCAAATTACGACAGCAATTAAAACAGTTATCAAAAGTTGTATCCTTACCAAAAATATTAAAGTAGAATCTCTTCCTACCTTTGATATTGAATATTTGTTTTTGAATATTCGTGGTAAGTCTGTTGGAGAAGAACTTGAAGTTAATATTATTTGTCCAGATGATGGGGAAACTCAAGTTCCAGTAAAAATTAATTTGGATGATATTAAAGTCCAAAAAAATGAAGAGCATTCAAACAGAATCAAACTTGATGATTCTATTATGATGGAAATGAAGTATCCATCTTTGGATCAGTTTATTAAGAGTAATTTTGATTTTAGTGATAAGAATGCAATGGATCAATCTTTTGAATTGATTGCATCTTGTATTGATAAAATTTTTACTGAAGAAGAAGTTTGGACTGCCGCAGATGTAACTAAAAAAGAAATGTCAGACTTTTTGGAGTCAATGAACTCATCTCAGTTCAAAGATATTGAGAAGTTCTTTGAGACAATGCCAAAACTTTCTCATACAATTAAGGTGACTAATCCAGTAACTGAAGTTGAAAGTGAAGTGGTGTTAGAAGGGTTAGCAAGTTTTTTCGCATAAGTATGATCCATATGGATCTTGAAAATTACTTCAAACTTAATTTTTCGTTAATGCAGTACCATAAATATTCATTATGGGAGATTGAAAATATGATCCCTTGGGAGAGGGACATATACGTTGCACTATTACAACAGCATCTTGAAGAAGAAGAGTTAAAACAAAAACAACAGATGAACAATGCCCATTTCTAATTCAAAAGAGGAAATAGATGATAGAGTATTAAGGCTCATTGGGCTTGAGGATGTTTTTGATCTTGATTATGAAACTTACTTGACTCTTCTTAAAGAGGCAATGGTCAAGAGTAGGATGACCAAAAAAACAATTCCTACTGAAGAAGTTATGCTCTTAACTGAAGAATATAAAAGAGTTAAGAGTAAAAAAGATAGTGGTAGATTTGAAGTTAAGAAGAAAAAAATATCTGCATCTTCTTTTGCTGTTGGTGGAATAAAGGGGCAAATTGCTGGGACTGCAACCAAAGCTTTACCAGGAACTGCTATTGGTGCTTCACCATTATCTATAGGTATACAGGATAGTATAACTGCAATAACTTCTGCTATGATTTCTATAGCAGAAACTTTAAAACAACAAAAGAAAGTAGCAGATGATTCATCTGCTTATGATAAAAGAAAAAACGAGAAAGAAAAAAGAGCACTTGCAGAAAGTAAGTTAGAAAAAAGATTTGAAGGTCTAAAGAAAGTAGCAGAAAAGATAATAGCACCTGTAAAATCTTTACTTGATAGAATCATTCAATTCTTCACAACTATTATAATGGGAAGAATTGTATATAAACTTGTAGAGTGGTTAGGTGATCCTACCAATGCAAGTAAGGTCAAATCAATCATTCGTTTCGTTAAAGATTGGTGGCCTGCTTTACTTGGATCTTATATTTTATTTGGAACAAGTTTTGGAAAATTAATTAGAGGAACAGTAGGTCTTGTTGGTAGGTTTATATTCCAGATTGGAAAAGTTGCTATACCACAACTTCTTAAATTTATTAAGAGTCCTGTTGGTATAGGATTGGGACTTTTTACTGCGGGTGCAACAGTTCCTGCAATGTTTCCTGGGACAGTTAATCAGCAGGAAAGACAAACATCAAAACAACCAGGAAGTAAAGAAGATAAGATAAAGTCTCTTCAACAACAAAAGGCAAACTTAAATCTCTTTGAGAAACTTCAAGGTAAAGGATCTGAAATTGATGAGCAAGTTTCTTACTTACAAACAGGTAAAACTAAGTCGTATGGATTTAGTGGTGGTGGACTGGCCAGTGGATTCGTAAGTGGTGAAAAGGGAGTTGATAAAGTCCCTGCAATGCTTAGCGATGGCGAATTTGTTATGTCTCGTGGTGCCGTTGCCAAGTATGGAGTTGATACCCTTGAAGCAATGAATGCCGCTGGGGGCGGAACCAACAAACCAAAGGTTATAAGTGGAACCACTTATGCTGCTGGTGGTGGTCTTATTGGTAGAGGTGAGTATTATGTAAATGAAATTTTAAAAGGTTTGGCGCCTCAATATAAATGGGCAGAAGGTTTAGCGAGACAGGCTGGTGTTTCTGCACAGAATGCAATAGAGCAGTCTGCTAGTGGTGTTCTCAATCAGGGAGTAAAAGCACAGAGATATTTTGCAAGTGATAAAATTCAAAGTGATGTAACAAATCTTGGAAATAGAGCATTAAGTTCCTTACAAAACAACTTTAACACTGTTAAAGAAATTGCCAAAAATGCCTCCACATCTGTTGGTAAGTTGGGAACTGGTGAAAAATATAAGACAATGGCGAAAAATAATGAAAAAAAAAGTCAGGAAGCTATTAGTAAGTATGATGCTTGGGTACAGAGTTTGCCAAAGGGGTTTCTAAAAGATACGATGAATAGGGGATTGATTCCTATCCCAACAGGAAATGCTTTTGGTATGACTGCAGTTACTTATCTTAAAGCTATGATGGGTCCTTTAGGTAGACCATTTAAAGTTTTG